TGTGCAGTTGCCTCAGAAAGCTCAAGCCTGCCGCTCTCATTGAGCCGTGATAACTCCGAGCCTTCTTCATAAGACGAATAAAGCTTTTCCAAAGCCTTTATCCGCTCTTTCACCTGCTCTGCCTCACCTCCGTAAACAGCGGCTGTGCATGGGCAATCCATGGCGAAAAATGTCGCCTCGTCAGGCTTTTTATCTAAGTGCATCATCACCGCTCCGCACACCATAAGAGCCGCCGCACACGCTACCGATACAAACAGCCGCCTTTCAGGCTTTTTCATTTTTATACCTCACTTGAAATTAGTTGAAAAGTGTGTTATAATATCCGAAGTATGATAACATCGGTATCAAAATTCTTATGTGCAAGCGAGCAAAATGTGTTCGCACTCTTTGATAAACGCCCTCAGTTCAGGATTTTTTCCCACTGAAACCTCGAGCCTGTTCACCTTTTTTCTTGCCATACCAAGGATCCTGTCAAGGTCTTTAGGCTGAGCAGAAAGATATTTTACACAGCGTTCCATGGTTTCCTCAGTGTCAAGCTCAAAAAGCTTGTGGGAGTTGTGAGGATTTTCAGAGTAAAGCTTTCTCAAAAGCATATAGGTGCATATTTTCACCGCCATGTCCGTCTGAGTTTCAAGACCCTTTATGCCGCTGTCTTTTATAAGCTCCCTCAGCAGCTCGCTTCCCTCGTCCGGACAGCCTAACGCAGAGTTTTTTTCTCTGACCTTGACTAAACCGAACACATCTTCATAGGAAGCGCCGTAAAGCTTTATAAGAGCAATGATGATATTGACGTTCTGCTTTTTGCCGTGTTCAACGGCTGATATGCAAGACTGGCTGGTGCCGACTGCTCTGGCCGCACGGCTTTGTGTATAGCCGCTTTCTATCCTCGCGGCGGTAAGCTTCTCACCTATCCTGAGAGTCAGCTCATCTTTGCTGTCATTGCTCATGTAATATCTCCCATATATAAAATCATATTGGCTTTTCAACCATTATTCTATTATACTATAAATTTATGTATTTGTAAATATAAAATCTATAAAATGACGTATTTAAGTGAAAAAAATTTGTGCAGGTTTTAAAGCACTTATCATAAAAGAAAAAGAAAGCAGGTATTTTAAATATGAAAGGCTACAGAATAGCATTTATCCGTCACGGAATGACGCAGGCAAATCTTGACGGACGTTATATCGGTACTACCGACTTGCCGCTGTGCAGAGAGGGTGCTGACCAGCTTTATGAAAAGATAGAAAAGTATGATTACCCTTCGGTGCAGAAGGTCTACACCTCGCCTTTAAAAAGGTGCAAACAGACTATATCTATACTCCAGCCTAACAGGCTTGTGGCTGAGATGCCCGAGCTTCGTGAAATGGACTTCGGCAAGTTTGAGAACAAGACCGCTGATGAGCTTATGAACGACCCTGATTATGAGCAGTTCATAAAAGGAGGACTTGACAATCCTCCGCCGGACGGCGAATCAACAAGAGATGTCATAAACCGCTGTTATGAAGCTCTGAACATCATCATTTCCGATATGATGTACGAGGGTCTTACAAATGTTGCGGTATGCACCCACGGAGGTCTTATAATGAATATGCTGGCAGGCTTCGGCGTGCCGAAAAGAAAGCCTATGGACTACGCCTGTGATTTCGGCGAGGGCTTTGAAGTCATGGTGACAGCTTCCATGTGGCAGCGTTCAAACGCTTTCGAGGTAATAGGAACATATCCACCAAAATATGAGGAAATGCCTGATTACACTGTTGAGGATTATTATACCGAATAAGAGGATAAGTAAACAGTAAAAACAGAAACGAGGGGGGAAAAGACTTGACAAACAAAGAGATAAAACTGTCGGCAAGAAAAAATATAAGCCAGAACATGGGAAACTGCGTATCGCTCACGGCATTTTTGTTTGCGGTGTTTGTATTTCTTGGTCTGTGCGAGCTTGCCCTTTTTATGCTTTTCAAACGCATCGGCTGGGAGTACTTTTTCTCATGGCAGGGAATAAAAGATCATGTTTCCGTAAGGCTATTCTGGTTTCTTGACCTCATTGTCATTATACCTTTTGCATCTTTTGAAATGTGGACTGTCCGCAGATTTTTTGTTGATATTGCAAAAAGGCCAGCGACCTTTTTTTGTTCGCTGCCTTTTTCATTATTCCATTTTCTTACCTTTTAGGTACTCGCAAAACAGCTTGTCTTCCTCTTCGTCCGCTTTCTTTGCTGCCGCTGTTATTGATAACATGAAAATAGTTGTCACAGATCCAAACGCCGCAGACACGATTGCTGTGACGATGTATGATACCGGAACCATCGTTATTCCTCCGGAATAAATTCTGTGTGTTCTGGATCTCCTGAAATCCAGTATCCGTCTGTCGTCTTATAAAGTACCCTGTCACCGATCTTTGCTTTCTTCTCGACTTTCTTTTCATCAAACATCGTCACGCCACAAATCGCATCGTCTTCAAACGAAGGTCTTCTGCGAAGGCGAAGTCTTCCTTCAAACACTCTGCGGATCGTTCCATGTACTTCTTCTTCGCTTCTGGCTGCTGCCGCCGCTGCTTCAACGTCTTCTGCTGTGATTTCGTCCATTATTTCTTTCACTTCTTCAGCCGAAACTTCACCAACTTTTTCTCCGGTTTCATCATATGCATTCACAGATCCATCCGGTTTTTCTTCCAGTGCTGCATCATCGGGAACGTCATCTGTCACCTCAACTTTCAGCGGATACAGTTTTACACCTTCTTCATCCCATACTGACAAGCCATCCTTTTTTGCGTTCTGGATTGTTTTGTATCCCTTATTCGCTTTTTCATCGAAAGTGTTTCCAACATAAAACATCTGTTTCCCTCCTTCCTATTTTGCTTTCAGGTAACTGATTGAACTGAATCCGATATACTCCACTCCATCAAGCGTCACAGTAATGTATAACCATTTCGTTCCATTCGATGTATTATAATAGCCGTAATTATGCACTGTGGTTCCTTTCGGAATACAGCACAAAGCCTTTTTGTTCTTTCCAGCGTCGTTTCTGCAATACAGATCAGCTGTTGTGACGTAGGATCCCGCCAGCTTCTTGTCGTACTCTCTCGCATAGCATGTTGACTTGACGGTTTTGCTGATGGTCTGATCTGCTGGCTGTGGCTTCGTAGTTGTTGCCGCTGATCCATTCAGAATTCTGTTTACTTCTTTCTGAATAGCATCCGGATCATAACCACTTGCCGAAAGTGCTTTTCTTCTTGCTTCTCCGTTCCCCCACTGTCCCGCAATTACTTCATGCGCTACGGTTGACACGCTCTTTCCCGGTGTATTTACTGGCTTGCTTTCCGCCTGATCGCTGTCATATTTTGGTGTGATAAATCCTCGAATATATCTTCCATTCAGTGATACGGTTCTTTTCTTAACGCTGTCGCTGTAATTGCCTTCGGTAACGACAAAATATCCTGCTGCCTGATTAACATATGTAACCGTTCCAACATGATCCGGTGTTCCGGTATTATCGCCCACGCCGTTATCCTGCCAATCATACAGCACCGCTTCGCCCAGCTTCGGAACGTGTGCGTCATTTTCTTCCCATACGCCCATCTGCTTCGCTCTTTCAATCAGATAATAGCAGCTGATTTCAATCGGCATAATTGCCGTATATTTCAACGCGACGGCAAGTGCTGACCAAGTGCAAGCGCACCACGCCCATCCATACGCCATTTTTGTCCCGCGCGGGAATGCACCTGTGAAACTATTGTAAATATCAATAATTGATTTATATGATCCATCCGCTTCATTTTTTCCGATCCAGCTTTCTACCAGATCCACAACCGCCTGTCTTGAATACATTTTTGCACCTTCTTCCCCTGATTTATCCACATTGTCCACAACGTACTGTTTAATCCACCGCACGCAACACTGATGTCTGCTTTCAAACTTTTTATCCCCCACCTGATTATCATTGCTTGTATCCTTCTGATCTAAGATCAGCGATGCATACACTGTATCAGGTGTGTATGGCTTTTTCGCTCTCGCAAAAATTCGTTTTACTGGTTTTGAACCACCAAGATGTTCTACTTCGCACCACATCATCTGTGCCTGTATATTATCAACGCCGTATGCTTCAGCTTCAGCGATATATTTTTCCATCAGTTCCTTGAATAAATCATCCTGACACTTCTTTCCTGCATCCGTTGTGATAATCGCAATCAATGCAGCTTTTTCTTTTGCTGTCGGATTCCATCTTGTAGCTTCCCAGTCTACTGACAGTTTCTTTTCGATTCCTGCTGTGTCAGCAGTCCTGAAGGCTTTCGGATCTGCCTTCAGGATCATCTGACACAATCTTCTGCCTTCATTCCCATAATTTTGCGCCCAGCCTAATGTACACGTTTTTTCATTGTCTGCATTTGCTGCTTTTCCGGCATACGCACCATATTTTCTTTTTCCGTATGTCTGCCCGCCAGATTCCACGCCGCCGATAATGTTGGTCAAAATTGTCAGATATTCTTTTTTCATTACTGTTCACCATCCTTTGACACAGATGCTTTTCGTGTCAAAACTTCGATTGCATTTTGGATCACTGTCGGAAGTGGAATTCCCATCAGTCCTGCGTTTTCCGTGATGCTGATCAATTCATTTGCCATGAATCCAATGATCACTGCATTGCGAATATAATTTACACCCAGTGCAAGATCCAGACGGTATGCGATCAACACAAACAGCAATGTCACACCTTTTCTGCACAGCCCCTTCCATCCGGCTCTGCTTTCCAACGCTCCGTTTTCTGTTTTTCTGCTGTTGTGAAAAATTCCCGCAACAATCAGCCCCGATAAATAATCAATCACCATAAAGATCACCAACGTCACAAGTGCCTGATCCCATCCACCGAAAGCAGCTGCAATCGCGCTTCCCACTACTCCAACAGCAGTGCAGATTCCTTCTTTCATGTCATATCCTCCTTAGTTTCATTTCGATCCTGTCAAGATCATCTTCTGCCTGTTTTCTTTCTTCCGAAAGATCGGCAGGGAAGACCGCGCCCGCGATCCTCTCCTGCTCGATCAGGACAGCCTGTTTTCTGACGATGTCTGCCAGCTTTTCCGTTACGTCGCACATCATGTCGACGACTTCCAGCAGGCTTCCGGTTCCGCCTTCATACGGTTCCTTCACTTCGCCCATGTCTGCCCCTCCTTACTGTTCTTCGCTCTCTTTGATCAGATCTTCGCATCCACTTTCGATCAGGATCTGTTCGACCTTGTCTTTCAGAAGGCGCGGCACTCTTTTGTACAGTGCAATCGCTTCTTCTTTTGTTTCCGCATACATGATCTTCTGCGCCCATAACATAGCCATCATCGTTTCGCCCTCCTTTCCGAATAAAATTTTGTATATTGAATGCCTAACAAAATTAAGCATATACAAGCTCCGACATTTCCAGCAGACAGGATTCCAGC